GATAACAGTTTAGACGCCGGAAACGATGGGGACCCTCAAACCGTGGCCTTCCTGATATCCCCTGCTGGCGGCTTCCCCGGTTTCCTTGCAGAACAGACAAAATCAGAGCGTGAGTTATTTGATTGCCTGCTGAAGATCCAGCGCCTGAGCGAAGATGGATGGGAGATATTTGATAGCAGCCTGGCTTAAGCATCTTATCGAAAACGATAACCATTATCATTAAGCTGAATTTGTGCTAAAATAAAAGAGTTCTGATCGTCAACTGAATGGAAAAGAGTGCCTACGAGCACCGAATTTCACGAGCTTGTACCAAGAGCCAGCCTTAACCGGTTGGCTCTTTTTGTTTCTCGGAGTAAATCACATGACGCTGAAAGTGTTTAATGAAAACGCAAAATATGTTTTGAAGCGGCTTACACCTGGTGCTGAAGCTCAGGTAATTTCCATTCACGACAGCGCCGAAGAAGCGCAGGCGGCGGCGAAATCTCCTCTCGCTGAGTACGCAAGTGAGCGTGTGTACGACGCGTTTGTGATTACCAGACCGGGAGAGGCTTACCGCTTACTACCATTCGGCCAGATCAAGCGCGCATCTGGTGGTCCAACTCACAACCTGACACCCGAATCAGCGGCCAAGTTCAAGCTGCCACACTTCAAGCCGCCTGTAAAAATGGGCAGCCACAAAGATACAACCCCGGCAGGTGGTCACATTATCGGGCTCGAAGTGCGTGACGATGGCTTGTATGCCATACCCGAATGGACCGACAAGGGACAGACAGCCGCCACCGATGGCAGTTATCGCTATCACAGCCCTGAGATTATTTGGGATGGGGGAGCGATTGAGGATGCAACTACGGGCCAATGGATCAACGGCCCGCTAATTGTCGGGGATGCGCTTTTGCACACACCCGCACTGGGCGAAGCGACGGCCCTTTATACGTCGCAATATTCCAATCAAGGAGCAGAACAAATGCCCGAAGAAACCGTACAGGTTCCGAAAGGTCTTTGGGAGCAGCTCACGGCGTTGCTGAAGCCCGCGAAAGAACCACAGGCACCAACGCAGCCAGAGATGTCTATTCCCGAAGAGTACACCGTCGCGATGAAAGAGCGCGATGAATATAAAGTCCGCTTTGCCCATATGGAAGCAGACAAACTGCATGCCGAAGTCGTAACGAAGCTCACTGCCGATCTGCAAGACAAGAAGTTCGGCAAGGAATTCGACGGCAAAGCTGCTGGTGAAGCTGCTGAAGTTCTGGCAGGGATGACCACGGAGCAGGCTGAGTGGGTCATGTCCCGCTTGAGTGCCCAAGCTGCCCGTATCGATTACAGCAAGGTTGGCGAACTGGGGACCGACGGCGCCAACGCCATCTCTGACCCGCGCGAAGCCTTTGCTGCCGCTGTGCAGTCCAAGATGAAAACAGGCAAGATGACTTACCAGGACGCTTATGCCCTGGCCAAGGATGAAGCGCCTGATCTGTTCAAAGCCTATGCCGAGTATGTTCCCGGCAAACCAAAGGAAGGATAACCATGCCTCAACCATTCGTAACCCGTTACGAAACCATCCCTGGACTGACCGCGAACGCTGATTTGAGCGCGCAGCAGTTCAAAGTGGTTTCCCTTCAGTCCACCGCTGGAGTTTGCCAGCTGGCCGCAACCAGCATCCTTGTCAGTAAGGTGGTTGGCGTTCTTCAGAACAACCCGAAATCTGGCGAAGCCGCTGAAGTTGCGTACTCCGGTATCGTCAAAGCTATTGCGGGAACTTCCACTATCGTGGTCGGATCTGTCTTGGGCGTAAACACCACCAGCCGTGTCGTTGGGACAACCACTGACAACGTTCAGGCAATCGGCAAATCGCTGATGGCCGCATCCGCAATCGGTGACATTATCAACGTGCTGCTCATCCCAGGAGGCGCGCGCTACTAAGCCGCGATAAACAATGGCCCAACCTACTATTGGCAATGTTCAACAGATCGATCCAGTTCTTACAAACCTGGCTATCGGTTACCAGCAAGCGGATACCCGCTTTGTGGCCTCGAAGGTGTTCCCGCTCGTGCCCGTTGAAAAGGCACGCGACACCTATTACATCTTCACCAAGAAATACTTTTTCACCGACAGCATGCAAGTCCGCGTTCCGGGTGGCGATTATGCCCGCTCGGGTTACGGTCTGACTACCGATACTGTCGTGACTGTCCAGTACGCACTGGCTCACCCGATCGCAGATGAAGTTGTCGCGAACAGCCAGGTACCGATGGGATTGGAAGAAGCTGGAACACGCTGGCTGGCTCAACAGAGCCTGATCCGCAAAGAACGCCAGTTCTCTACCGATTTCATGGCGTTATCTGTGTGGGGCACCGACGACAACAACGCCGCCACTGACTGGAACAACTACACCAGTTCCGATCCAGTCTCTAATGTTCTGACTGCCCGCCGAACCATCAGCAATAACACTGGTTCAGATGGCAACACAATGGTGCTCGGTTACTTCGTTCACCAGTCCTTGATGAATCACCCCGACGTTATTGATCGCGTCAAGTATGTCCAGACCGCGACAATGGCAACTGTCGAAAGCGCTATGGCTAGCTTATTCGGGCTCGAGAAGTATCTGGTCGGTAAAGCCAGTTACAACTCTGCCAACGAAGGGCAAGCCTTTAGTGGCGCCGGGATTATCGGTAACGATGCTCTGGTGTGCTACACAAGCGGTAACCCTGGCATTTTCGATGCTTCAGCCGGTTATACCTTCTTCTGGCAGCCGGGTGGCGGTCAGGGCGTAATTGCCCGCTATCGTGACGACAGCCGCGACAGCGACGTGTTGAAATCCAAAGAACAGTGGGATCAAAAAGCCGTAGCCGCTGACATGGGCTACTTCTTCAAGACCATTGTGGCGTAGGAGTCTATTATGGCCGGACATCCACAAGGAACCATTCGCGGATTGATCGTCAAGGGTAGCATCCAGGTTGGCGCGCAGGCGCTGACCTCTAATAGCACCGGTATCATTACCTCTGGCGCCTTACAGGTGGCGGGTAAGAAATATGTCAACGCCAACTCGACCGGGTTTCTGTTTAGCGCCGTGGCCGCAAAACCCACGACCAGAACCGTTGGTTACAACTGGACCTATGTCACCAACTCCACCGGAGTCAGCGGCATAGCGATTCGGACAACCGGCACAACCTGGAAGTACGCCAACGTCACGTCAGTTTTGCCAACTTAATCTCACGAATGACGAGGTAGTTTGCGCGCACTCGCAGGCTACCCCGTTATTCTCTCAGTGCGGAGAGAATAGTATGAAAAAGATTTACAGCGGTACGGTCTACATCGGGACAGTTGGCAGCGAACTGGAACATGGCCAATGTCACGACAGCATGATGCAAATGACCAAACGCCCGGGTGATGTAATGCAGAGCATCCGGGCAACCAAAGGTTTTGAGGCACGGCAACAGCACTTTGATAATTTCATGGCAAGCGGGGCAGACTTCCTGCTCTTAATGGACGCGGACATGATCTTCCCAGAAAACACCCTGGAGAAATTACGATCACACGGACTGCCTTATGTTTCCGGGATCTACATGCGCAGGATGTACGCCCCGATCGCCCCGATCTGGTTTCAACCTGCCCCCAGAGGCGTCATGCCTCTCAAGTGGTGGACTGGCCAGATAGCACCCAGCACGCTTTACCCGATTGGCGCAAGCGGTTGGGGTTGCGTGTTGATCCACAGGGATGTGGTTTTAGCGGTCCGGCAGCTGCTCAAGGGTGAAGCGGATGTAATCGAAGATGACATGGACGTGTACCCCTATGATCTGGCGCGCATAATGCGAGCGGTCAAATCACTGCGCAAGTCAGTAGATAATTTTGACCAGGGAAGCGAGATCGCCATAGACGCAGCCGTAACCATCCTCGAAGAAGAAGTACGTCCATTACGAGCTTTGAAAACAAACGTAGGTTCAGACGTGCGCTATCCGTTCTTTGCAAAACTGGCAGGTTATCAGCTCATGGGTGACAGTGGCGCTCCTTGCGGGCACATGCTGAATTACCCGCTTAAGCCATCTGATTACATGGGCATGCTGCCAGATTACACACCAGAAATGACAGCGGACCTGACAAAGGCAGCTGGTAAGGCATGGGCAGCCGAGAAGGCGCGCATCGATGACGCAAAGGCGGCGATGTGAAACACGTTCATATCGTGGAGCCGTACCACTCGAACGCCATGCGGCAAATGTATGAGCCGTTATTGGATTTGCCAGAATTCAAGGTGACCAGCAGCGAACACGTGAACTTGGAAGCGGATCTGAATTATCACATTCCTTGGCACACCATGAGCCAGGCCGATACTGAGCTCGAGACACATTCCAGACACGTCATGCTCTACACTCACGTCAATCCGTCTGCCCGTAAAGAGTTAATGCAAGCGGCAGAAAAAGCACATCACATCGTAGCTATGTCACATACGGGTAAATTCGAGCTGATGAGCATGGGTATTCCTGCCGAAAAAATAACCGTGATTTACGCAGGTCACACCGACTATAAACCCCGCTGTTTGAGAGTGGGCGCGATTGGGTACGAGCAGCCAAACGGTCGCAAGCGCGGGCATATCTTGATTGATTTGTGCTGGATGATGGATGTCTCCGCGATTCAATTCGTTATTACTGGTGGAAAATGGGACGACATCGTCGAGAAAATGCGCAACGCAGGGGCTCGAGTTGAATATATCCCGGAAGCGACGACAGATGAAATGCAAACAATTTACAGTATATTGGATTTACTCTTGGTTACATCTTACGTCGAAGGCGGTCCGCTGACAGTTCTTGAGGCTCTCAGCGCTGGAGTTCCAATCTTATCCCCGCGCGTTGGTTACGCCAATGACCTTCTTCAGGCTGATTGCTTTTATTCGAACACGGAAGAGTTGATCACGCACTTACAGGCAATTATCAACCCGCAATACGCACGGCGCGAAATAGTAGCGGGCTTTACCTGGCAGGCTTATGCCGATAAACACGCAGCGTTATTTCAGGAAATATTATGCCAACCTATGTCTACACCGACTCAACGCACGATTTGACAACCGCGCACGGGATGAACGATAACCCGTTGATCGTGTGCCCGGTCTGTGGAGTAACAATGCACCGCAAGCCGCAAGCTCCACGCGTCAACTGGGGCGGGCTACCTCCGCACGCAGACACCGGACGCAGCCCATCCATACAAGGCATGATAGACAACGCTGATCAGCGTCGTGAACAATTCGAAGCGACGAAAGACAGCAATCCGTTCAATGAATTTTCAAAAT